CGCCCTGGGCGTCACGCACCGCGCTGCCTTGGGCGCTGTTCTGGTGCGGTCATGCCGTCAGCTTGCTGACGGCACATGCGCGAGGGTGGTTGCAAATTAAGAAGCATGGTGTGATAATCGAACCGGCCCTATTAGCTAGGGCGGCATAGTCCACTCGCGCAGGAGTGCGGTGGGTTGAGTGGTTAACACATTCAACAGGAGCACTCCTAGATGAGTCAGACTGTCATTCCCTTCGGCGATCCGAAGGCCGCAAAGAAGTGGTCGGCTGCCCTTGCGGTAGACCAGGCCAAAAAGAGTTACTTCGAGCGCAAGTTCGTCGGCACCGACGACAACGCCATCATCCAGCGAAAAACCGAGCTTGAGTCCGATTCGGGCGACCGCATCAGCTTTGACCTGTCGGTCCAGCTGCGCGGCGGCTACACCGAGGGCGACCAGCGGCTGGAGGGCAAGGAGGAGAACTTGCGCTTCTATACCGACGAGGTGCGCATCGACCAGGCGCGGCATGCCGTGTCGGCCGGCGGCAAGATGACCCGCAAGCGCACGGTCCACAACCTCCGCGCTGTCGCCAAGAACCGCCTCTCCGACTACTGGAGCCGGTTCATGGATGAGCTGATGTTCATCTACCTCTCCGGCGCTCGCGGCATCAACGCGGATTTCCTGTTCCCGAAGGATTGGACTGGCCACGCTGGCAACCCCATTGAGGCGCCGGATCCCGGCCACATCCTCTATGCGGGCTCGGCGACCAGCAAGGCCACCATCACCGCCAACGACACCATGAGCCGGCTGCTCATCGAGCGGGCTGCGGTGCAGGCCACCATGCTGCAGGCGCAAGACCCGGACGCGGCCAACATGTGCCCGGTGAGCATTGAGGGTGAGGACCGCTACGTGGTGGTCATGTCGCCGTTCCAGGAGCACGACCTGCGCACCTCGGACGCTGCCGGCTGGCTGGAGATCCAGAAGGCCGCTGCCGCTGCCGAGGGCCGCAACAACCCGATCTTCCGGGGCAGCCTCGGCATGATCAACAACGTCGTGCTGCACTCGCACCGCAACGCCATCCGGTTCAACGACTACGGCGCTGGCGGCGATCTGCCGGCGGCCCGTGCGCTGTTCCTCGGGCGGCAGGCGGGCGCGATTGCCTACGGCACGAGCGGCGGCATGCGCTTCGAGTGGAAGGAGGAGATGAAGGACTACGGCAATGAGCCCACCGTCGCCTCCGGTGCAATCTTCGGATTCAAGAAGACGCGCTTCAACGGCAAGGATTTCGGCGTGATTGCGCTCGATACCTACGCCAAAGACCCGAACCGGGCCTAATCGGAGGAGACAGACGACATGGCCATTGCAATTCAGTCTGAGTGGGCGCTCGGCCGCAAGCAGACCCCGACTTCTCGCGAGGCCGGTGTTGTTGTGGCGCAGCGGTTCGAGGCCACCATCGACGCCGACCTGGACGTGGGCGACATCGTGGAGCTGGCGGTACTGCCGGCCTACCACACCGTGGTTGATGCCATCCTCGACACCGAGGCGCTTGGCGCTGGCGTGAACGTCGATGTCGGCGTCATGTCCGGTGCGGTCGGTGACCCGGACGGCACTCGCACCTGCGGCGACGAGCTGTTCAGGAATGAGGACGCTTCCGCTGAGGCTGTGGCGCGCCCCAGAGAGTCGAGCGCCTTCACCATCGCCCCCGCTGACCGTGATCGCAGCATCGGCGTGAAGGTGTCGTCATCTGTCACGGCCGGCAAGAAGATCGCCCTGACGTTGCTCATGGTGCAGTAGCCCGAGGCGGGGCTTCGGCCCCGCTTCCTCTCTGGAGGCGATATGCGCATTGAGAGCATCCTGCGGCGCCCTGGCGGCACGCGCGTTACCCTTGGTGGCGTCGAATACCATTTCGTGCCGGACGCGGACGGCCGCGAGTTCTGCGACGTGAGCAACCCCGAGCACGCCAAGATCCTGCTGGCGATTCCGGAAGGCTATCGGGCGGCCGAAGCCCCCAAGGTTGCCGAGCTGCCGAAGATGGATCTGACGACAGTCGAGCCGCTGGCGCCGGCCGAAGAGGCCACCACGGAAGAAGCACAGGCCACTGAGGCGCCGGCCACGGACGACCGCGATTACTGGGTGGAGCAGTACCAGGCCCGCTTCGGTCGCAAGCCGCATGGCAAGTGGTCCATCGAGCGCATCCGCGCGGAGCTGGAGGCGATGGGCTGATGCCTATTCTGGTGGCGGACATTCTGCGTAGCGCGGCCACGGTGCTCAATGACTATGAGCGCGACCCCGGTGGCCAGCGCTTTGTCCGCTGGACCGAAGACGAGCTGATCGACTGGGTGAACGAGGGCGCCGCCCAAATCGCCATTCACCGACCGGCGGCCAGCGCCAAGACCGAAGTCCTGGAGCTCGTCGAAGGGCCACTGCAGCAGATTCCTGAGACGGGGCTGATGCTGCTGGACGTGGTGCGCAACATCCCCGGCCGCGCCATTCGCCGGGTGGACCGCAGCCAGCTTGATGACGCCCGACCGGATTGGTACGCGATGAAGCCGGCCGGCACGGTGCGCCATTTCTGCACGGACGACCGCTCGCCCAAGAGCTTCTACGTCTATCCGCCGGCCAAAGAGGGCGTGCAGGTGGAGGTTGTCTATGCTGAGACTCCGGCGCCGGTTGAGAGCGCTGAGGACGAGCTCCAGCTGGACCGCGCCTATGCTGGCGCGCTGGTGAGCTACGTTCTCTATCGGGCGCTGTCCAAGGATTCCGAATACGCCAACGGCCAAGTGGCCGCTGCGCATTACCAGGCGTTCCAGGCGGCGCTGGCCGGCCAGAACGAGGCACAAGGCGGCTACTCACCGAAGGGGGCGCTGGATGAAACCCCTTGATAGCATCCTGCGCTACGTCCTGCCGCGCGCCAATCACTGCCCGGAGCCGATTGCGATTGACGCGATCCGCACGGCAGCGATTCGCTTCTGCGAGCGCACCAAGATTTGGCGCGATACCGACCGATTCAAGGTGTCGGGCAAGTGCAGTGACATCGTATGCGCACCATACGGTGCGGTTCTGCACCAGATTGAATCCGCGCGCTTCGAGGGCCGGCCGCTGGAGGCGGTGTCGGTGTCGTGGCTGGACGAGAACCGGCCTGGCTGGCGCACCGAGACGGCAACGCTGGGGCGCTACATCACCCAGCTTGCCCCCGGCACGGTGCGCGTGGTGCCTGCTGCTGCTGGCACGCTGGAGCTGACCACGCTGCTCAAGCCCTCCGAGGAGGCCGAGGAGCTGCCGGACTTTCTCATCGACCTGTATGCGCGGGTGCTCGCGGATGGCGCGCTCGCCGAGATCCTGGCCATCCCTGGGCAGCTGTTCACCAGCGTCGATCTGGCGACCTATCACGCCGGCCGCTTTGAGCGCGAGCTGGACCGGCTGGCGTCGCAGCATGTGCGCGGACAGCAGCGCGCCCCGGTGCGGATCACCCCACAGTTCTTCTAGGAGGTAGCCATGGCTGCGGCATCGAACTATCTGGAAAACAACATCATCAATGCCACGCTGCGCGGTGGCACCTTCCCCAAACCGGCATCCGTCTACGTGTCGCTGCACACGGCGGACCCGAACGATCAGGGCGCCAACGAGGTGAACACCACGCAGTGGCCGTCTTACGCGCGGCAGGACAGCACCAAGGGTGAGGGCACGCTGGCCCAAGCCTGGACCGCGCCGGTCAATGGCGTGACCAAGAACACTAAACAGCTGCTGTTCCCGGTCTACAACGGCGCTGGCAGCCTGACCATCACCCACTTCGGCCTGTTCGATGCGCCCACTGGCGGTAACCTGCTGATTGCGGCGCCGCTTGATCAGACTCGCATCATCCAGCCGGGTGACGTGTTCGTCGTGGACATCGAAAAGCTGACGGTGCAGGTGCTCTAAGCGATGAACCGCGCGCCGATCAACGCCTTTGCGATCAACGGGAACTACACCATCCCGCTGACGCTGGGTGCGTCGGTGACGCTGGAGGCTGGCCTGCCGATCACCTACGGCCTCGTCCTGTCGGGCACGGCCTCTGTCGAGGTGGCGGCGGCATCGCAGGAACATAAGGTTGTCACGCCGGCACTGGCAGCCGAGTTGGAGGTTGCTGGCGAAAGCGCAGAGCAGATTGCGCCGGGTGTGTTCGGTGAGGCTCAGGCCGATACCGAGGTGGATGCTGGCATCAATGAGCGGATGATTTTCCATCCGACCCTGACCGGCGACATCCGCATCAGCCCCGAGCTGCTGGCGCATGTGGTGTTCGGCACGCGCGGCGCTGGCCTGGCCAAGCTGGTGGTGCAGGGCGATCTGGAGTCGGCCATCAAGCCGGCGCCGTATGGCTCTGGCATTGCCCGCCTCCGGGTGGAGTCAGCCCTCAACTCCAAGGTGGCGAAGACCCACAGGCCCAAGATGGCCACGTCGCTGTGGCTGGATGCGCGCGGCAAGGCCAATCTGCACATGTACTCGCCACAAGGCGACGCGGCGATCCGGGTGCAGAGTGCTGGCAGCGGCCGGTTCGGCGGCAAGCTGCGGCTCAGCGGGCGCGGCCACCTGGAACTAGCGGCTTCACTCAAGCCGGACTGGTGGCGGCATGTACACGCCAGTGGTTCGGCCGCCGTGAAGGTGCTGATGGTTGCCGAGCGGCACGGCTTCCCTGTCATCCCGAGCGAGTACCACCCGGCGCATCCGAGCTGGCAGTTGCCGGTGGGCGCGGAGGATTGGACCTTCATCGTTGCTCCAGAAGGAGATCGGGATGCGGATCGGTGTTCGGCGTAAGGCGGCGGCGGACCGTCGCGATGCGGACATCCATTTCGGTGCCTGGCTGCCGGACGGCGACCAGATCACGGACGCCTCGGCGTCGGTCGAGCCGGAAGGCTTGGGGCTGGATGCGGTGCAGCTGTTCGATGACATCGTGAAGGTGTGGCTATCCGGCGGCGAGCCTGGCGAGTGCTACACCGTCAACGTGGTGGCCACCACGGAGCAGGGCCGCATCAAGGAAGTCTGCTTTCAGGTGCAAGTGACGGAGTGCTGAGCATGGAAATGATACTGGCCAACAACGCTACCAGCTTGCTGGCGCTCGGCATCGACGAGCAGGAAACGACCATCCAGCTCAAGGCCGGTGACGGCAGCAAGTTCCCGACGCTGACCGCTGGGCAGTTCTTCCCGGTCACGCTGGTCGCGCCTGATCGAGAAATAGAGATCGTCTATGTCACAGCGCGCACGGGCGATACGCTGACGGTGCTGCGCGGCCAGGAAGGGACGGCGCAGAGGGCGTTCCCGGCCGGCTCGGTGGTGGAGCTCCGATTGACGGCCGGCCTGCTGGGGCGCTTCGCACAGCTTGGCAGGGACGCCGCGTTCAGCCGTCTTGGCGTACAAGATTGGGATCTTGCGCGAGGGCCGACTGGCAATCTGGAGCTGCGCGGCGGCGAGCCGTTTGCATACTTCATCATGCAGCCCGATGGGCTGCCGATGTTCTATAAGCTGCCGGTGAGCAGTGGGCGCACCTTCGATGCCTTTCCGAATGGCACGCGGATGCTGTTTCAGCAGTCGGTGGCGCCGATTGATTGGGTCAAGGTCACCGACCACAACGACAAGGCGCTGCGTGTGGTCAGCGGCAATGTCAGCAGCGGCGGGGCCATTGCGTTCAGCGCTGCCTTTGCCAACCGCCCAATCACCCATGCCAACCTCCCGAACGTCACGTTGACCGGGGGCACGGACTGGGCAGGTGATCACGCCCATACGTACACCTACTATCACGGGCCTGATCGCTCCGGCGGCTCCGGTGGGCAGTACCACGCATCCAACGCGCAGCAAGGATGGACATCCACTGCCGGCGGGCACTCGCACAGCGTCAGCGTCCCCCTGGGCGGCTCCGACGTGCCGCTCGACTTTCGCGTCCAGTACGTGGACGTGATCATCGCGGAGAAGGCTGCATGATGGTGCCGCGCGCTGAAAAAGGCTTGGTCTGCCCGTTCCACGGCAAGGACGTTTCGCGCGTCTGCCACACCTGCCCGCTGTGGGTGCAGGTGCGCGGCATGCATCCGCAGACCGGCGAGCCGGTGGACGAGTGGAAATGCAGCCTGGCCTGGCTGCCGCTGCTGGCAATCGAGCAGGCGCGGCAGACCAGTCAGGCCGGCGCGGCGGTGGAGTCGTTTCGCAATGAAATGGTCCGGGCGAACGAGGAATCCCGCCAGTTGCTTGGCGCGCAGCTGCTGCGCCTCACGCAAGGGGGCTAGCACTATCCTGCATGGTTCGGCACTACACTAGGACGGAAGAATGGCACTGAAACTATCCAACAACGCGGATGGCCTCTTAGCGATGGCAATCAGCAACAGCGCCACCAGCCTGACGCTGGAAGCCGGTCATGGCTCGCGCTTCCCGGCGTTGGGCTCGGGAGATTGGTTCCCGATTACCGTTGTGCGCGCCTCCGACCCCTCGCAGTTCGAGATCATGCGGTGCACCGCGCGGACGCTGGACACCCTAACGGTGGAGCGGGCTCAGGAAGGCACGTCTGCCATCACCTTTGATGCTGGTGACGTGGTTAGTCTGAGGCTGACTTCGGGCACGCTCGAAGAGAACTTCCCCCAGGTGGAGGGCCGGAATGCGAAGAATCTGCGTTTCAGCATTGCTAGTGTCGGCGGCAAGCCCGAGCTGAAATTCAAGAGCGGAGGCGGCGAGGAAACCGTAGTCAGGCAGAGCGATATCGAAGACGTAGTCAGGCAGAGCGATATTGAAGACGTAGTCAGGCAGAGCGACTTTTCGAATCTCCATCCCGCCACGCAAATTATGTGGGACTCTCCGGCTGGCGACAGGCTGGGGATAGTAACCCAAAATTCTGCTGGTCGTTCAAACATTTTTTTCGGAGAGTATCTTAGGAACGGTATCCTAGTCTACGGCAATAGTGATGCGTCGTCCCCGAAAACGATTCTGGTTTTTGCAAATGGTGTCGGTCAGGCAAAGATAGTCAATGGCGGGGTTGTGATAGGCCCATCAACGGCGCCGACACTTGGGAACGGCACACTGAATGCTATAAACGGGCTGTACGATAGTGGCGAGCGCGTTTACAGCCCTGTAAACGATGCGCATTTAGTCAAAACCAGTCGTACTATCTCTACCGGGACTGGTCTTACTGGCGGCGGC